ACATTACCTATAGTTATTGTTCTTGCTCCTGCAGTACCTAGATTTATATCAAAATTATCAGCATTCGAGCCAATATTTATATTTCCTGCCGAAGAATTTAAATTAAGAAGTCCTGCTGAATCAACAGTAATATCATCTGTAGATGTTAAAGCGAGGTCGCCAGTACCAGAACGAATTGTTGTTGCACTTGCGCCTGTAAGTGATCCTACTACTGTATTATGCGCTGTTGCTGATGCTGCTATATTTGCTGTTCCTGTTCCACAATCTAATGTAAGAGAGCTTGTTCCTGTGGTATTACCTATAGTTATAGCTTTCTGTGCAGCATCTGCACCAATCGAAATAGCTCCTGTTCCTGTAGCAACTGTAAATACTCCATTTGTACCAGTTACTAACATGCCGGCGGTTCCATAATTTGCAGTTATTCCTCCTGCCGCATTATTAGCAGTTAACGTTATGGCATCAACATTAGCCATGTCAGAGAAAAGTGTTACACCACCAGCTGTAGCAGTCAATATTATAGAATCTGTACTTATTCCCTGTATGTTTTCTAACTCAATAGTTTCATTGGTGCCACCATTAGTGTTTAAGAGAATCGCTTGTGCTACATCTGTATCTGCATTTATAGTACATTCACCCGCAAGCATAGTAAAATCATTCCCAGCAGTTATTGATGTACCAGAATCAACGGAACCAGCCAATGTAATACTATTATCTAGGTTAAACGTAACAACGTTTGCTACTGAACCATCGGTATTAATATTTAGGCCGCCTGTCATGTTTGTTAAACCACCTACCGTAGGAGATACGGGGCCACCAATATCAGTACCAAAAGTTGTGCCTGTAGCACCTGGGTTAGATATCGTAATACTTCCAGCTGCATTAACAATATTAATTCCACCCCCTGCAGTTAAATTTGCCCATGCCGGTGCAGCTACACCAGTTGATGCAATAAGCACCTGACCGTCTGTACCATCAGAAGATGAAAGCAAACCAGTAGCATCCGATTGAACTACTCCTAAACCTAGGCCACTTACTGTAAGGGTTGTTCCAATAGTAGCTGCCCCAGTTGTTGTTATTGTGGTAAAGACAGGATTCGCACCTTGCGAGGTTTGCGTCCATGTTGCATTTATTGGGGAGCCAGATAGCTTTGTAAGCTTATATGCTACATCTGCATTTGTATCAATCCAATCACGCCCCAAGACACTAATGTCTGTTGCAAGAGGAGCCCTGGGCATTACAATTGCTTGACTATATATCTTTGCAACCTTGCCAAATTTTGTAAAGACCAGATCTGGACTTTCTTTAATTGCCATTATTATCTCCTAAAGTTAACTTTAATAATCTTTATTTCAATATACTTTGCTAATAAATTAATATTAATCCCTAAAAGCCATAGGGGTTAAACATAGATTTTGGCTTATGTCCAGAATCTAACATCTGACGAAGTTGTTGAAGTTCACTTCTTAGTTGCTCTGGAAGCTTTTGACCTTCGCGCACAACTGCTTCGCCTCCAAGCATACCTCCTGATCCAAGCCCTAAAGAACCAATGCCACCAACGGTTCCCCCTATAATTGCACCCGGAACTCCTCCAACTGCAAGACCGGAAAGCAAGCCAGCTCCTGCGCCTCCAAGAACTCCTAATGCACCTCCAACCATTGACCCAGTTGCTCTTTGACCAAATTTCTCCTCTTTTTTTTGAAGTGTTTTATTTTTCTCTAATTTTTTTGCTGCTTTGCGAACTGTATTGCCATAGTTTTTGTAATATGGTTCCATCTTATCTTCTACTTTATCAAAAAACCCATCTACAAACTGTTCATTGTTTTTGCGTCGTATGCCACGTGCAATCTTATATGGCTGCATATCTAATTTTGTTTGAGCAATAAGATATTCTAAGACACGAGCACGAGCTTCAGGTGATTGATCAATATTTGGAAGAGCCTTTGTAAACTCTCCAAATATTTGTTCAGTCATTCGTCCCTCTCCCTTCATTTTTGAAGGTAATCGTTTATATAGATCGGCTGAAAGTTTTTTTTGCTCCTGAGCGTCTAGGGAAAGAAATGATCCTAGATTGAATCCTAGTTTTTTCTCAAAAAAATTAGATATAGCATTTAGAGACTGATATCCAAAATCCGTATTTGGATCACTATTCATGTCTCGCATTCTCTCAAGTATTACTAAGTCGCGCTCAAGATCTGCAGAATGCTCTCTCATGGCAGCATAATCTTTATAATAAAGATCATTAAGTGCTTTACGCTGTTGCATCTTGCGATTAGTTTTACCTGATTCAAGTTGCTCTTCTAATCTTATTTGATCACGCTCATCTTTCCGCTTATCAAGCTCTAATTTATCAAGAGAAACCTGTAATTTTCTGTCTTCAAGTAAAGTATCTTGAACTATTTGCTTTCTATCTGCTATATGTTTTGCGACTTGCATATATTGTTGCTCACTTAGATTTGAGCTACCTAACCTTGTTTCAAGGTCTGCAATATCATTAAGTTCATTAGTTATTGCGATCTTGTCATCTCTTGTCATGCGATCGTCTCTTGGCGCACGAGGTCTTTGTTGTATTGCCTCACCAACTTGTTGTATTTGACCTTCAGGCATTTGCATCATTTGTTGTTGTTGAGGATCAACACCTAATGCTTCCGGAGTAAATCCATATCCTTCTTGTTGAGGTTGCTGTTGTTGCATACCAGCTCCAGGGCCCCTCATCACTTTCTGAAATTCAGCTGCCCCTAGACCTTGCATCATTTGCGATAATTGAGACGAAGGAATTTGGGCATACTCAGACAATTGTTGATCAGTCATGCCAGGATATCGAGCCTTAATAATTCTTTTATTAGCGTCGAATTCTCTTCTTGTTTTATCTTGCTCTAATTTTGCCCCAAGATAGCCTCCAAGAATTTGACTTAAGGTTCCCCCTATTGCACCAATAGCTTGGCCTGCAGGGGTAAAGTTTTGAAAATTTGGATCATAAGCCATTATTTACTCCTAAGTTACACTTAAACTATAATCAGAGGTTGTCAGAGGCGGTCTTGTTGTTGGGTTGACTTGTATTGGGCCCGATGAAGAAGGTTGATTTAGTGCTTGCGTAATTTGTGATTGTACATACGGTGTGATAGCTTGCTGCACCATGCCCCCAGTTGCCATGAGAGCCTCAGGCACACCAGGTTGCTGTGCTACTCGTTCTATAGGCATTTGCAATTGTACTTGTTGTCCAGAAAGCGCTTCAAGTTTTGAAAGTTGATTTCTAGCTGCTTGCATTCTAGACCGCTCAACCATTTCCCTACCTTGTAGTTCTTGCTGTCGAATATTTCTTCCAAACGTTTCTTGTTGCTGCTGACCTTTCAATTGATTAATAGCTGCTTGAATTGACGCATCTGCCGAAAGTGCTTGTTTTCTTTGTTCAAGCGCCTGTCGTCTACTTCTAGTTTCAGATTTTTTCAACTCTTGCTTTGCAAGTTGTGGTACCATCGTTCCTAACATTTCCTGTGTTAATCCCCTTGTTACCATCTCAGCAGGAATCTCACGCCCCATAAATTTTGAGGCTTGCTGTTGCAACACAGGTGCAAACTGTTGAATTACCGGGTTAATTGATTGAGCTGCTAAGCTTCCACCGGGATAATATTGCCCTGAAACTCCAACTTGCGGAGATAATATTCCTAGTCGTTCCCCAAGACTTCTTATAGCTCTATTAATACCTAATTCTTCACCAAGACCATATGCAGCTTCTCCAGTTGCAAGAGCTCCTCTTATTTGCTGTGCTCTTCCAGGTTGAGAAAGCCAATCTCCAACACCTCTTAAGCCTCCCCCAATAGATCTTCTGAGCCCTGACATTCTTCCTGTAGGGCCACGACCTCTAAATAAGCCAAATCCTGTTCTAAGGCTAGATCTTGGATCTTCTCCAGATATCAATCCAGCTAAACCTCTCTGGCCGCTCCTTAACCAACCCGCAGGTGCACCACCTATCAATTTTCCCAAGGCAGATAATTCTGGATCAGGTTTCCCAGCTCTACTTAGTGCCGCTTCTAATCCTAAACCTGCAAGAGCTCCCACACCACCACCTATAGCGCTACCAAGCCCTGGTCCCCCTAAAGCAGTACCTGCAAGTCCTCCTAATGTAGCTCCAGTTTGTGTACCATATGGAGCAAATGCAGCCGCTGCACGTTGAGCCGTTGTTCTTTCTGGGCGTATCCTATTGATTAATTCATCATATGCAGCAAGCGCAGGACTTTGAGGCTGACCAGCACCAAATCTTTCAACTGGAGGAGCTCCCTGACGGTAGGCTTGCATTCCTGAACCTAATAATTCTCCTCCTGCTGTAGTTGCTGCCTCCATTGTTTCAGGACTTATTCGCTGCTGTTGCCCTCGTGTAAATTTGACACCACCCTTCTTTTTTGGTTGCTCTCTTCTTTGCAATTGAGCAGCTAAACTTTGTGTTAATCCATCCGCTGTTCTCGTTGCTGGTTGCTGAGCGCCACCAGAAGGTATTTCTCTTATAATATTTCCAATCTGCTCACCTATAACGTCTAATGGCTGTCTTGGGCCAACTTGTTGTTGAGCCGGTTGTTGTTGAGCCAGTTGTTGTTGAGCCAGTTGTTGTTGAGCCGGTTGTTGTTGAGCTCCCATAGTAACATCTCTATAGGCTGGCTTGTCTAAAATATCCCTTGATAATTCCTTAACAGCCTCTGCTTGCTGCGCAGTTTTTAATGTCGTTGTATTCCTTGCCTCTTTAAGTTTGTTATAGATTCCTGCCATGGGACCTTTAGTTCCCTTAGAAAGCGTTATCATGTTTTCTGGTGTGAAATATTTATTGAAATCTTCAAATACCGCAGCCTCATAATCTCTCATGTCCTTCTCAACAGACGGGTCAGTCGCTGGCCCCTGTGTAATGATTCTTTCAAGCCTCTTGTTATTCAAATTATAGAAATGCATGAAACTTTTTAAGTTACGAGGACCTACTTTTTTGGGAAACTTTTTAAGTCGAAATCTCTTATATACAGCCATTATATTCCTCCTGATTGAGGTGCCACCTGCATAGTATATGGACTTTGTTGCCCAAGATTAAACTGTCTTATTGCCTGCTGTTGTTGCTCTGCTCCCATTATATTTGCAAAACCTGCCTGACCAATATTTTGTCGCATTTGACCAAGATAATCAGCTTGCATTCCAAGCTGCTGTTGTTGCCGGAGTTGATTTAGCATATTCATCAAAGCAGTATTTACCTGCTCACCTTGAGCATTAAGATTTCCAGCTTCAATCTCAGCAATTGCATTTCTGGTTGCAAAATCACCTAGCAATTGACCCCTAGATCTTGCCAATCCTGACATTCTATTAGTCAAAGCATCTTTCATCATAGCAAGCTGTCCTGACGTCCTACCAACTGGATTTCTTACAGGTCCACGCCTTGCTCCTATCTGTGCAAGATCGGATTGGTATCCGGACGTTGCTCCCTGATCCAAAATATTTAATAACGCTGCTAATCCTGTAGCACGTTGCGGACTTGCTTCTTGACCTATCTGTTGCGGCAAACCTGCTGTAATATCTGCTTGTGGTTGCACCCGTGGAGCTGCCGGAGAAAAAACATCTGGAATAGACCGCATACCCCTTAGCGACTGCTCAAGAGACTGTTTTCGTAGATCATATTGCTCAGGAGTTATACCCTGTCTTTTAAGAATCTGCTGACGCCTAAGTTCTTGTGGATTTCTCCATTGCCTCAGTTTTCTTAACCCTAAACCAATGCCTTGAAGAGCTATCGGTAGAGCATTAGCGGCCAAAGCTTGTAGGAATGCCATAATACTTTCTCCTATATATGATATATATCAATAAATATGTTCATATAAATACTAGTAACGATAATAAAAAAATTAGAGAGGAAATTATGGCACAAGAGATTTTAGTTTCTGACAATGTTGCATATTCTCAAGATGACAAACAATTATTAAGAAACATCTATCGAAAAACTAACGAGCTCGTATATATCATAAATACTAAAGATACGGGTATATTTAATGATGAAGAATTCTTCACATCACAACAATGGTATGTTGGAAAAGATCAAGCAAGACAGCAAATGATATTTAGAAAAGTTATAGAATTTGGAGCGCTACCAAATACAGGCACTACTAACGTTGCGCATAACCTCAATCCTGGTGGAACGATAAATAATACTTGGGACTTTGTAAAGATATATGGCACAGCAAAAGACCCAGTAACTCCACAATGGATACGACTTGCACATCCAGCTATAACTATCGTGATAACCAATACTAATGTGAGCATAACAACAACTGCCAATTTAAGTGCATACACAGAAACTAGAGTAATACTTGAGTATACTAAACCTTAAAAACTTAATGAGGGTTCTACATCAATCATAATCGCATTAATAGTAAGTTCTTGATAAGGAATATCATCATCAAGCATATTTTCATCTGAAAATCCCAAAGCTAAAGCAACACTCTCTGCAGATGCTTGAAGAAACACATCATGCCAAAGCCTCGATTGAGTAGATTCTTTCTCAACTAAAGCATAGGCAACTGTGTCAAGAGTATTATCTCCAAGATAAAAATTGGGAACATCTGCCTGAACAGTAGAGTTGTTTGGTAGTCCAGCTACTATTACGTTACCGTTAATAGCAGTTCTATTCACATTAAATGAAATTTTGTTAATAGATGTACCATAGCCCTGTGACATATATGGATTGAACTGCTTGGTAGTTATTAAAATTAGGTCTATAAGTGCAAGCGTTCCATCTCCTAGGTAGTTACCAACAGTAAGGGTGCCATTATCTGTTATTCTAACAGTATCACCATCAACCACAGATTGTATTTTATACGAACCATTAAAGTTTACAAGAAGCGAGTTCTCTACTCTGATCCTATTGCTTGTAGTTAATTGATGATTGTATACTTTAAGGTCTACATTATTTGCATCAAATCTTGTCATACTAATAATACTTTGCGAAGCATTATTCTTATAAGCGTTCGAATTAAACAAAAATGTATACCCCCTATGATTCCCTAACAATACCTTCGGTTGAACTATTAGACTTCCACTTGGACGATTATATATTGTTCCAAGTGCGGTATACAAGTCTAAAATCAGACTAAAAGTATTATTGCGAAAATTATATGCCAATAATCTGTTGCCATAAATATTATTAAGAGTGGTTGACATTAAAACATATATGAATTCATCTGCAGAATCTTTATAGATAGTTCCAAACCTATATTCATATGTATCATAATCATCATCAAGAGCTATACTCATCTTGTTAACATTTCTACCGTCATAAAAATAAAAGCCAAAGTTATTAGCAAACATAAGCATATTATTGACTTCCACAACTTCGGTAGATCTGTTACCGTGCGTATCATCCACTAGGGCAATCTGGAATGGTTCTCTATAATTACCTGTAGGTACTAACTCATATATAGCATCAAGTCCAAATACTATTAACCTTCCATCAAGTATTTCTGCATTTCGTATTATTGTTCCCGCAGGAAGATCTACAAAACCCCCCTTGTTGCTCACATCTGGTGGAGAATACTATGAGTCTACAGAGAATGCATCTCCAAATGCACTATATCGTATGCGGTTTGGGTGTATTATTGCGTCAGCTGGATTCCCCTCTCTTTCTGTAGTATTAAGCAATAACAGTCTTTGTTGGAAATTAATAACATATCTACATCTTCTTACATTAAAGTTTGCAACTGCTGATGTAGCAGGAAGCAGGTTTGTAAATACGGGTGTTGTAGAAGTATAATATCTCAAGCTATTATCACTTTTTGCTGCAACTATTAATGCGGATTCACCTGATGTAGCACTCTGAAAGTTAACCCAACTAATGCGTTGCTCATCTGCTAATGTAAATAATCCAGCACCGCCAGTCACATACTCCCAACCTCCAGTCGCACTATCATATTTATACGCGCGTTGACGATCAAACGCGAATTCAAGATTTCCTCCAGAAGAAAGATTATAGGTTGCAAATCCAATAACTGGCATACATGGATACCAATATACAGTTGCACCAACAGGCGCCCCCGTAATATCTACTGTTCCAACACCCGCAACTATATTAAAATTTCCCGTTGCTCCCGCAGGAGATACACTCATGGCGCCAACCGCCTGATATGATGTAAATATTGTATTCCCTACAGAAAATTGTTGCCCAACCTCTGCAACCCCAGGCACTATTGTGGCAGCTAGGTTTCCAGTTACGGGATCTGTGGTACCTATATTAACCCTAAGCCGTGAGGTTAAACCTCTTGCATCTGTATCATCTAAAAACCTTGCTGCAGGCCTACGCTTAATTTTACCCTCATATATAACCATATTGTTAAGAACTTGAAAAGCATCATCTGGAATCAAAAACTGTACAAAGTCTGTCTTGAGTCCATGATTGAATGGCGCTATGAGTATCTTATCCATGTTACCTCCTAAAAATTATCAAAGTAGAACCATGAATCAGTTAGATTTTCTGAACCTGTAAATATGGTAGATGTCCTATCTTTAGATTTATTAAGATGAGTTTTACGCATAACAAATACTTTTTGGCGATCATATTCAGGCATTATACGCGCAACGGTTTCATGATCAGAAGAATCTTCAAGAATTTTTTTAGCAGCACCATATGCTATAAGTTGCCACCATTCTTTGATCAATGGTGTATCAGCATCATTTACAAATGCAGTTGGCTGAACTCTTACTTGGAGCTTTACTTCATAGACTTTGTCTGGGACAGGTCTAAAAGTAAACGTATTGTCAAAAAATAACACTGCATTGGGTATAGTTGGCTTATAAGAAAAACACTCATATGTTATAGCCTGTCCAGCTGCTGGTGCAAGTGGAAAGGTTATATTAATCACACCTGTTAAATAATTAATATTACCTATGTTGTTATCAGCATTATCTCTCATTTCACCAATAATTGAGGATATGCGACCATAGCCATCTGTTGTTGGAACATCACGCGCAATCATCGCATCATTATTTAAATCCAATGCTCCAATAACAACTGACCCCTGCAATACATCAGTTGGAAGACTATAAGTAAAAGCCGTAGCAATACCATTACCACTACCTATACTACCTAGTGTCTTTCTTTCTCTATAATAATTATAAAAATTCTCTGGATATTGATACATCCGTAGCTGTCTTCCGGCCAAATATATTGGTCTATCGGTCATTACTACAAAATCTTTAAAATCTTTAAGATTGAGGATGAAATTTCCAGCTGTTGTGCTGTATGAAGCCACATTGGGAGTTGTAGTAAACGATATATTCTTAAATAGGTCAGAAGTTTGGACCATCTGAGGGAAATCATACAAGTAGAATGTATTAATATACCCAAGAATAGAGGCATCAGAAATTTGGCTCGTGTTTGGGCGTTTAGTTAATAATCTAACCTTATTTCTAATATCAAGTAATGTTGACATACAACTCCCTCCTTACTTAATTATCCATAAGGTCATCTATACGCCTAAAGGTATAACGCCTTACTATTCCTTGGTGTTTGCCAAGATATCTTCCATGCTTGTCAATTTCAATATCACTGACTGGATACGAGCATCGATTTATATGTTTTGCCACTTCCAAAGGAAGCGTATACTTCTTCCCATCTTCAAGCGTATATTTTTTAGAAACGCCACTACGACCGCAAAGACTCCTGGAAAAGTAACTAAATGTTATAGGTGCACCACGCACCTCCCAGTTTTTAAAAATCCCATCTACCATGCATATCTTAGATTTTTTTGACTTACCTTTAGTTGGCGTTAGGGCTTCTTCTAGCTTGACCGATTGTTTTATATCTTGTTGTTTTTCTTCCATATATTTCTCCTTCACTAAGAGAGGGGGCCAGAGGCCCCCAATTATTATATTCCAAATGTATCGCCTGCAATCCAATGAATTACATCATTAGCAGCACCACCAGCAGCGGTAGCCCCACCTTTGATTTCAAATCCTCTGAATTGAGTATTTGTTATTGGCCCACTAAGTGGTATAACTTCAGCATATTTGTTTAGCCCTTCTCCTGTTGTTGGGAATGCAAACGCTGTATATCCTGAGGAATCTATATCAACTGTAATTGTATTAGTACCAAGAGCTGTATCGATAGCAAGTATTTTTGCTTCTGCAAGATTTATTTCCTTCATGCCAAATTCTGGCGGACACATAATTCTTACATAGTCACCAACTGCATATTCGTGAGTTACTGTCATTTTGATAACAGTTGTGGCACCGGCAGTAATAGCCGATATAAATCTATTGCGAGGATACCAAACTTTCTCATACTTAACTTTATAAAAACCGGCTGTTGTTGCAACGCTACTTGCCACCATGTTGATTAATTCTAAGCTTGTATTTGCAACAATATTATCAATAGTAAAGTCCATGCCTTGAAGTTGTGTTGCTCCTGTAACATTTCTCATTCTAATAATATCACCGTCTACCAATCCAGCTGTACTTGTTAACGATACAACAGGAGGTGCGGCACTTGTGATAGCTGTAACCGTAGTATTAACCGCAGATAGAGGATTGTTCCCAGTGTTTATTTTAGATATTCCTGAACCTGCTGCAAGAAGAGTGCTTTCCAGCGTGAGGGCACCGCCAGTAGTTTTTCTTTCTGCCATACCATAGTTCTGCGTTGCTGCATTAGGCGCTTGCTGCCAATATGTTTTGACAATCTGATTATTGCCAACTGCTGTTGTCGGCCACTGTGTGGCATTCATAAGTTTAATCCAATTAGCATCCAAAGGAACTTCCAGAAACTTATCGTTACCATCGGAAGTATATGTACCTTGCATTATCATACTTTGAGACATAGCCATAATTATACTCCTTATGTGGTAATAGTTGCACGGCCTCTTAACAAGTAAGAGTCGTTAAGGATTTTAGGCACTTGCACCCATTTAACAGCAGCAGTAAAGTTTTGATGCAGCGGATCTAATGGAGGTGTATACAAGAACTTAGCATTGCCTTCGAGAGATACACGCGCAGCAGCTTCTTTTCCAACACAGAAAATATTATACACAGCTTTACCAAGGGAAGATGGAACTGAATCAATAGAACCTTGAGATGACGTATGAAATGCAAAACCGTTAATTGTTCCATGTTCTGATTGTTTTATGCCTATCTGATTTGGATATTTTATTTTTTCAACAAACGAAGGTATCGCATCTAAATCAGAAATAAGGTCCGTATGACATAATGCATAATATGCTTCACGAGTTGGAACTGTATTGATTTTATTTTCACCAGGACGCCCCATGACGCATGGATATGCATCATTGCTACGCATTGTTTGATACAGCTTAGCTGCGTCTTGCGCAGTAATTTCTGTTGGATCGTCACCATTCTCACCGAACACGCAATCATAAAAAGATGCCGTGGAAGCGAGTACATTCCTGATAAGTTCGTCATCAGTTTCCTTCATAAATACACCGAGACGCTCTGCAAGAACATTTAAAACGGGATCCTGAGACGTGATTACAACCTGCTCATTCGAGGTAACATATGTTCCATACCATTGAACTTCTGCATCTATATCAATTGCTTTTAATTGCTGCCCCGGAGGGGTTGCGCCAGAGTTTCCAAGAGGGGTTGTATCAGTCACAAGAGGAATATATCTTCTAAATCTTAATGTATTACCATTATTCCTTTGCAAAACTTTCCGTTCGAGAGGTAAGCCATGAATTAAGGATCGCGTTCTTGAACGTAAAAGTTTAAATGCATAGCTTTGAGCTATTGGAGGAGGCAATACTGACGTGGTCGTAATAGCCATAACTTACTCCTATAAAAATTTACATGTATTATTAATACTTCTGGGTTCGCGACACCCTTACCGCTATGGATTGGCGAGTTCCTTACAGCCATTATAAATTTGTGGATTGGCGAGTTCCTTACAGCCTTATTTGACTATAGAATGTAAAATGAAAAAATTTAAAGAATTTATGCTAGACACCTGAAAGGAAGTCAATTCAGGTGCCTAGCTAGTGAAGACTATTAATATCGAGATATAGCTTCGTACATTTCTTCCTCTAGGGCTGCACCTATTTCTTCGTTATAACCATTAGCAAGTCGTCCAGCAATATTTAAAGGAGAATTTTGCTGATCTTTAATTGCTGTAGTAGGTATTGGCTTACCTGTGTTTGTATCAACTTTTACTTGATTATGTTGATTTACAGGTTGTTGATCTTCTTTCATGAATTTTTTAATCAATCTATAGGTTGCCTTACCACGATTGTACAATGGATCGTTATTTTGAATGGATGACTTCAATTCAGGATATTTTTTAAGAAAAGTCTTAACGTTATCGGCTGTTACAACATTATTAAAATCGGAGAACTCATTATTTAGCTTAAGTTCCGCGGTCATTTCTTCACTGTAACTACGCCATTGATCTAGTTCTTGCTTCATTTGGTTCATTTGGTTAGCTACTTTATTAAGGTCTTTTCCCTCAACATAGGCATCTTCCTGAAATGCCTCTTGTTGAGACTGTTGTTGCTGAAATCCTAGTTGTGCTTCAACATTTCGTATATATTGAGCCATCTGATCACGCTCATATTCTGCTTGTTGCTTAGCTTGACGAAGATTTTTAACATTCTCATCAAAAGCATTTTCTTGATGAGAGTTTTGCTGTAGTGTAGGCTGATCTTGCAGCGGCGCTTGTTGCGGCTGCTCCTCTGACTGCTGTTCTAGCTCCTCTTGCGGTTGAGGCGCTTCAGCTACTGCTTCTTGTGTATATGGTTGTTGTATTGGCTGATCAATATTTTTTTCATTCATATTAACTCCTTGTTACAGAAAATACTTGCTTTCTTGCCCTCTTGTTTTCAAGGTATTCTATCCTCGCAAGTTCTCCACTATAATATTTTCTAATATTCTCGTACAAATCTTTCTCATCCTCAGGGACAAGACCAATATTGTTTTTGTACAATTCACAAATATCAATGTCTGGAACTACCCATAAAAATTCCAGATTATCATCTCTTTTATTATACTTGTAGACTGCCTGATCATAGAACGGTGTTGGACATGATCTTTGAGCAGCAAAAATATTTTTTCGACAATCTCGAATCAGACGATCTTTACAAAATAATACATGTATATAAAAATCATCATCAAAGTGCTTCTTCCCGTTCTTTAAGCACTCATATATCTGATTTGGATAATCTTTCAACTCTTCATCAACCTGATCTTGCGCACAATGCGTATTGAATTTACGCTTAGGCTCTAATATAAGTGACCGCTCTCCAATAGTTTGATCACCCTTATCCTTTATCTTCGTATATCTCACCCATCCTTTATATTTTTGCATACAACTTCCCCTATATTTGCTATAATATAAATGACATATTATAAATCTAAATCGGAGGAGGATTAATATGAAGGTTATAAATGCAATTGCACTTTTGACATTGCTCTCTTCACTTACGATATGTCCAGCGAACAAACATAGAAAGCTGCGGGTTTATAAAAGACCTAGAACTGTAATGCAAAGAGATCTGTACAGAAACCAAGATCGTAAAAAAACACTCTGTACGCCAGATGTTATGAATCTTAGTGGAAAGATTGCCGCATCCATCATACAAGGAGGAGCGATAATCATTGGAGCTGTCTTAAGAGCTCTCATAGATAAATAAGCGTTTCGTGTAATGGCCTGGTGAAATATCTGGGCCGCTTAATCATATGTCTTGACACAATATTTATCATGTGTTATACTGTTAATACAAGATATGAAAGGAACACACATGATTGAATCACTAATAGTTTTGTTTGGATTTGGAATATTGGTATTAGGATTGATAATATTTTTTAAGACATTATTAATGATCTCTGCCAGAGATTACAGGAGAAAGTTAGAGCTTGCACATGCAAGTAAATGCTGTTGCAACTCTTTCTGCAAGAGAAATAAGGATTTTAAGTGATGTATAAAATATTGCTTGCTTCATTACTACTTTTCACGACACTCGGGGGCATGAAGAAGGCCCCCGAATGGACCGAGAAAGATTTTCAGCTCGCAAGAAGACTTATCAAGGTGCTTAACGCGGTTGAAGATCTTAAAAGCGAAATAAAAAAACGGATAACTGAATGTGAAGAAAACACAAAGAAGCTCTTCGAGGAAGAACTCGAAAGACTTAAAAAAAATAAGGATTTATATGAATAAAATTACATTTGAGGATTTAAGGAGCAAAGGAAAAGAAATCATCTGGAACAAAGAAAGGCTTGAAGACGGAAACTATAAAGTAACTATTACATTTGATCATGACGTAAAGAAATCAATAATCATGCAAGCTGTTCCTGGTCAATATACAGACAAAGACGGAGTCACATTCAAAGAAAAGCCAGAATTAAAAAAAGAAGACTCTGAAAAGCTCGTTGACTCAAGAATTCAAACCGCACTTACACAACTTCAACAAGCAATCTTCACTTTTAATTATTATGGCGGCAAGATCGATGGATTTATTAGCTCCGGAGAAGCAAGTGCGAAAGATAACAGTAGTCCTCAGGGATGAAACTGAACGGCAGTTCGAGTATATACTTAAATCTCGCGCTGAGCGTGATAGATGGCAAAAATTACCTAGCTATAAGGAAGTAATGATAGAAGCAATGCGATTATTATATATCAAAGAACTAAAGGAAGTAAAGAAAGAAGCCAATGGAAAGACTAGAAAAGATTAAGAAGATGGTAGGACTCGACAAAGAGAGTGCACTATTACTTAAGAACCAACAAATCAAGGAAAGACAGAAGATAGATGATTCCAATAAGAGACTGCTTTCTATGTGCTTTGAGAATGCTCTCATATTGTTTTACGATACTGTTGACGAAAGACTAGAGCCTAATACAGGCAAGATTACCAAACGACAAACTATATATTTATCTCCAAGATCTAATGCGAAATTTAATGAGTTAGCCTTTAGACATAACTATGTTCTCCAAGACCTAGCTAACATAATAATAAAAAAAATTTATGGATAACTATCCCTTCAATACACCTAATCCATATAGTAAAAAGGGTGGCCTAGGCCACCCACACAGAAGAAGCTACTAATACTCCTTCTTTTTTTTTCGTTTCTTTGGTTTTTGTGAAGATCCAAGGATATTTTCAACTATCTTTGTTGCTTCACCCTTAGGTCTCAATGAGGCAGGCACTACATATCTCCATTATATGGGCCATATTTAGGTACTGACTGACCCTTCTCTCCAACATCATTAGCCATAGGTAAATCCATCTCCATGAACTGTTTAGGGACTACACCCTTAGATGTTTTAACCATATTCCAATATGTAGCCTGATCTTTGTTTGAATTATAATATCCTGCAAATGGCTCATAAACATCTGACTCATGCATCATTGCCTTGTCATGTTTGTTGTATTTGCGCCCAGAAGGCTGATATTTCTTTTTTGTAGGCATAACTTACTCCTATATATAGTAATAAATAAAAAATATTAATATTTCAATCTACATCCTCATTATTCTGGGGTGGCCAAGTGGGGAAGCCACCCCATCGAGGAGAGCCTATAATTCCTGCTGAAACGCTTGCTCATCAGGTTGCAGCATCTCTTCTTGAAACGCTTGCTCCTGAGGAAATTCTTGTTGTGCTATAGGAGCATTAGCCATCTCCTGGTCTAATATTGCATCCTGCAAAGGAACTTCCTTAACTGTATCTTCACGCTCAGCCTGTATAATTTGCATCAAATCAACTAGCTCATCAATCTTATTTGGATCTGACTGCTCAAGATCTTTTAAAACCTTTATAGCTTCTAGATTTGTTTCTTGCTCCTTGCGGGCTGTATCCATCGCATCATTAATCATATTGAACTTATCTTGCTCAACCTCACTCTCACGAGTTTTAGCTAATGCTTGATCAGCCTGAGCTTTAGAGTTCATCATATTCATGGTAGCTTGCTGCTCTGCCATTGCTGCCTGAGCTTGTTGTTGCTGCATTTGTGAAACTTCTTGTTTTTGTTGATCTATGGCCTTGATAAGCTCATCTTTATTTTGTATATTAGCCGCATTTATCATCGCAGAATCAGGAATCTCAATACCAAGTTCTTTAAGAACTACAAGCTCGGTAAATGCTTGTTGTCTTTGTGTAGATGTGTCAAACCCTTCTTCAATTGCAATATCATACTTTGCAAACTTCTTACTATAAAATTCTTGCGTAGGATCTTCTCCCAAAATCCTTCTAACTTTTCCAGGTGTATAATTATTTTGAATTGTCTTAACAATTATTTCGCCTAGAAGTTTTTGAGAATGGTCCAATTGATCAAATAAAGTTTGTTGCTGAATCAACGCCCATCCATGGCGCTGGCGTGCAAGTGCTGCTGACTTAAAGTCATCTGCAACACCTAAAAGTTCCTCAGAAGCACCAGAGATTTCTTGGAACTCTCTACCAAGCGCCTCTGTTAATTGAGGCCACGAAGCTGGAATTTCATTTTGTGGTATAGGAGCAAAATCACCCATATCGGCATTCCTCTTGAGTCGTATCATGCGCCCCTGACCAGTCTTCATCGGAGCATCTGGATCTACAAGTGATGATTCTTTATAAACATATCCATTAGTAGCAACAGATTCGGCATAATCAAGCTCTATTATTTTCCTACGATTGTATAGATACTGAGTATCTCTTAAACCCCTTACAATGCCCTGTATTCGTAGTGGAAAATTATGAACGTCTGGGTCAAAGTATCCAAATACCGGAACGAATGGATAAGTATCTATACCCAACGGATTAACATCATCGTACATTACAGATCCATTTACTAATAAAGCCAGCTTAACTGTAGGAACCTTAGTATCTATCACCTTGACTTGTGGATACATAGCAATAAATTCGCGCAATGCTTCATTACTACCTGTCCACTCCAATGTCTCCCCTAAATTAACATCGACAAGCAGCTTTTGCTTTCTGTAATCTCTATAATAAAACTCATCATATGCCAATAAATTCTTATTTAGAAGCTCGTTTTCAGGAAGATAGGGGAATTTCCCATCATTGTAATAAGACGTCATCGGTTCTATTAATTCTTTCTTATCCGGGATAAGCGACATGACAGCATCTTTACACAAAAATGATCGTTTCCACATTGCATTACAATCAGAAAGATCTTTTTTTCTAAAGTATGGGTCAATAACAAAACTATTATAGCTACAATTATCTACTTTAATATCTCCTGATACCGGATCATTTCTATAGTCAACCCACACTTGCATTAAATTCATGCCTGTAACTATAGCCCCATTATAGGATTCTGATAAGACATCAAGTATATTTGCATTCTTAGAGGCTGCAAATAAAAGCTTCGTAAGTTGATCTGCCGTCTGCTGATCAGAATTTTCAACTGGAGTTGCCTTCATAGTTTTACGTGTTCTTCGCTGATAACCGGAAAGGAGATTTGTTATTCGCCTAATATGATTAAAGCTGAAATTCTTTCTAGTTCTTATGGGAACATTATAAAGCTCACTCCATAAAGTCTGATCGCCTGCATTAAAGCGCGCATCAATACTTGCCTCATGCCAATACGTCTGATTTACCATCATAGCATCATTATAGAATGTTTCGACCATCTCTCTTACGGCAGCATCTCCACTGTTGATTGTTATAATGTTTCCCTGAGGAAATAAAGCCATTAAACTACTCCTATCTAATTAATTTCTATACTTTCAGTATAAGACCAAAACAAATAAAAATTTAAGTATTATGGAAACTTAATATTCAACAAGATGCGGGCCTCCAAAAAGAGACCCGCATCGCAATAAAAAGAAGAAAACGTCGATACTAACTACAGATTTACTGTATTTTTTAAGATAGCCCCACCAATATAAGGCAACATATAACTAATACATAAGGGTTAATATGAAAAAACAATGGTGAGGCTATCACATACTAAGCTACTTTATATTTTTTTACCACAGGAAGGCTCCAACTGTGTAAGTTAGCCAAGTCATCCACCTTCCAAAACACCAAGTTTTTTTCTTGAACACAGCTATGTAAATTCTTGAATAAAAAATCTATATCCTGGCAAAACTTTCCACTCGGTGATATTCTTCCATCCCTAAGGCCTCCGTCAACAACCCAAACTATACATAGTTTGATCTGAGATTTGTTGTTCATCTCAACGTATTTAACAAAATCAGTATAACTCAAAGGAACAGTCCAAACTCCCTCATAATATCCACAAGTCTCCATGTGCTTAACTTCTACAATACGAGCATTCTTCTTATTATATACCAAAAGATCCGGAGCCGAATAACTTAACTCATGCACATCTTCGAACTCTACACCTTTACCACTAGGATCGTCATTGTGTTTTTTTATTCTCCACGAAGTATATCCTTTAAGGTCGAATATCCTAGCCACGTCGCGCTCTGCGGCATGCCCATAAGGCAAATTCTCTTTATATCTTTTCATTTTTACTCCCACACCAACAGGGAGCACTAGGAAAAGGAGAAACCTAGTACTCCCTATCGCTAAATACAGGAGGAAGATTCGATTCCCCCCCATATATTAATTCTTTATATTTCTTGTCAAATTCTTCAGGAGAGCGCTCATCAGTATCTATTCTATCTATAGATAGACACATATACCTAAATGCATCGACATGATCGTTCGTCCAATCTTTTTTTTCATCGTTCACAAATCTTTTAGTCATAGGATCCCAATACCGAGAATAATTCTCCAACGCATCCAACAGTAACGAACAGCTCTTCTCATCAATAAATATTCGCTTGAATTTCACACGCACTGCCTCTATACCATCATGAAATCCCGCTCGTCCAAGCATAGTTGGCTCAATTCCAAGATCGCTCAATACATCAAGCCTGCTCTTGCAATCTTTAACATCTCGGTTAGCCGCATCATGAGGTACAAAATGTTGTCCATATTGATAACCATACTCAGAAGAATATGAGCGCAACACACTCACATAATGTGACAATCCCTCATTGTTTCTATGGTAATGATTAATTACACATATCTTTCTACCAATGACTTGATAAAAAATTACAACACTTGCCGCCCGAACACCAAGATCCCATGCAGTGTGTACCAGGTGATTGCTATCATGAGGAACATAACCAACCCTATTTTCCGCATAGGCTGAATGAACATATTTTGCATACCATGACCCCGTATTTGAAACCTCAAAGCTGCAATAATATTCCTGTAAGAATAGTTCCTCAGACATTCGAGCTTTCTCTTTAGCCAGCTGTTCCGGTGTCATATGCTTAGTCTCATCAACCGTCAACATCTTGACATACCAATCAGGATCTTCACCTGACATTCCATACTTGTAAACCTCATGAAATGCATTGTGACCATTCGGAGTTGATATAAAAGTCACCCAACCATGATTAGCGGCCAAGATAGGTGCGATAACTCCGTTATATGCTTCAGGGTGATTGACGCGACTATACTCAGAAAAAACCACCCCAACAGGATTGGTACCACGTAACGAGTCTGCGTTATCTGCTCCATTGAATTGTATAATACTGCCATTAACAAGAACAATCTTCATCTCTACGTTGTTTTTTTTGGCGATTAGACGCTTAGGTATAAAATCCAAAAATTTTTCGCCAGTAATCAAAATTGAGTCCCATATGGCACGACGACACTGATCGTACTTTGGATAGAGATAATAGTATACTCCGACACGCTTAAAAGCTTGCCTCAACATAAGGTTTAGAGAGGCCACATCCTTACCTGCACGACGTGGCCACACAATGACAAACTTCTTCTTGCCCTCATGTTCTAGAGCATTGATAAGATCCCTCTGATACCAACGAGGCTCAAAAGCAGTAACTTTTATAATTTCTTCTTTTGTTTCTTCCATAGTCTCCTTAACCGAAGAGATTCCTTTATGTCTTTATCTGAAAACTCATCGTCTTTAGCTAAATCTAAAGCATCTTCAAGCATCGAAGAGTCTAAGCGTGACTTAGGATATTCAATACGTCTAAACCTTATTTTTGCCACTCTTGCTCCCCTCATCTTTAGACTTATGTCTGCTACGATTAGACTTCGACTTAGCAATAGCTTTCTCAATCTTCCCATCTATACTTAGACGATAGGACGCAACCTCGTGCTTGATCGCTGCTACATGAGACATAAGCTCCCTATCAAGTGCCGCCTGATCTTCTTGCGTAGTCTTGTATAACTTATAGGTAACAACAAGATCGAGTACGATCATCAATATTAATAATAAAAATAAAGTAGACACAGCCATCATGGCTCCTTTCGTTAAGAATTTAAGAATGAATTAATCAGGTCATACCAGAAGACTGCTGACATCACAATCACCGGTATACCAAAAAATATAAAACTCAATGTAAACATACTTAAATTAAAGAACTCTACCCCTATGAGGATGGCTATAAATACTATCATCAAGATAATAGATAGAGTGAAAATTTTATCATCCCTTCTCATTGCTACTCCTTTATTATTTTCTTACCAATCAACGCCTCACTATCTTCCGAGCATTTCGAACCATCCAACGTCATACAATTATTAATGATCTCTGCAATCCACTCACAAGCCTGCTGAAAGTCTGCCTGACAACCCTCGCACAATTGCACCTCTGGCGCCAGCACAACTTTGGCCCCCACGAAAGTTCCCGGCACAACCATATCGCCATTCTCGACGTCCCAGCCATCTCGGCCAAGTATACTTGGAGAGCTATCAATTGAATCGCTGTCAGGCGCTTCAGTATACCGTACGGCTAAAATCTGGGGCTTGCCTTGTGACCCCGCACACTCACAACGGGATCCATGTTCTAAATTCTTAAAGCAGAATGTACAGACAGTGTAGGCTCTAAGCATTACTTCTCCTCAAACGTTAGCCTAATGCCTACCTCTTCATATAAGCGATCACAGAGCTCATTTATACTTCGAGTAAGATTATCTTCCGTTAAAAATACTGCTTTAACCCCTCCATCAAGAAACATCATAAGATGGCTCTGAAGTTCGTGTTTATACCCCTCCTTGATATCATTTTTCTGAATGTCTCGCAATTCTTTAAGTGTCATTTGTCCCCTCTCTTTGTTTTTTCATCATCTGGTCGCTTCACTTGACAGATCACGCCCCATACGCCTGTCTTTCTCTTCCTCCGCGATTAGTAAGTCATATCCTGCGCACTTGCCATCTATACTTGGATCGTTCTGGACTTCTTCGCTCACAATTGATTTTTTATCGTGTGGGCAAACCTTACTAAGGTCCACCGGAGTAAATGTAAGCCCCTCGATCTCATACTCCTGGCCATTCTCATCTTCACAATAAACACTGACCATAAACTTAGTCTCTAGGTCTTTTAATATCGCGGCAGTTAATTCTTCATGGGTAAGAAGTTTGTTTATTGTGAGCCGAGAACATTTCGTTACGCCGCACTTCTCACACATTGCATCTATGCTGTACTTATATTTCATTTCTTCCTCTTTAATGTTATTTCTTCTCCTTGGTTATCCATGTATCAGGATCAAACCCATCAGGATCCTTAGCAGCGCATAAAGCAATAGTATAGATGGTACGTTGATCTATCACTGGCTTGAGTATATTATCATGGTCTTTAAGATGCCTCATGATCTCATCGAACGTACAAATTTCAGCTATCTCTTGTGCTTTCTTGCACATGTCTTTAGTTATCATTTCTTCTCCCTATAGTCATCAAATACGATCTTAATCGGCTGCGTCTTGCGCTCATCTTCAAGGTTCTTAAGAGCTGCTTTATCTTTATTAGCTTTATCCCACTCTCTACTATACATGTGCAGAGTATGCGCGAGGGTCTTTGGATCACAGCTAGCCATCTTCTCTTCACGACGGAGGCCAATAAGGTCGACACAAAAGTCATGGCGTGCTTTAAGGTATGGGTACCTCCCAAGCCAATCGTGATATGTATCATATATTACTCCCTTATATATCCTGAAGGCCTTGATGTGCATTATAGTCGGATCGTTGTTAATAAACTCAACCATCTCATTAGCGAAGTGCTCTATAATGCTATCTGTTACGTGCTCTCCAGACAGAAAGAACTCCTGTGCCTCTGAATAGAATCTCTTGGAGGCTACTTCAGGTTTCTTCTTCTTTACACTATTCTTTCTAGGTTTAGTGGCCTTATTTTTTGGCCTCATTGGTTCCTCCCTTAACATTCTTTATGGGTCTAATAACTATCTCTGTATGAGGATCATCGCTATATTCTTTATGAAGTTTAACATCATATAGAAGATGTTCCTTCTTGTATACTGTACCCTCAGCAACAAAATTAATGAATTCAAACAACTTGACTATTGATACTTTGTGTTGTCTATATTTAGCATTGTGTGGAAGAAAGAATTTAAATACTGCTGTAATTGGATGGTTTATAATCTCTTGATCGTCTATCTGGCTTTCAAGTGTGATACGATATTTTAATTTATTCTCCATGTATGTATCTAATGGTTGCCGCCCTTCTTCCTCTGTCTTAAATACGCGCACCGGTGCCCCTGGTATTCTAAACACGTATTGTCTCTTCATTTATCTCCTTACATGTTTGGCTATGTATCCCCTAATCAACCTGGTCATCACGCTCATCCTTCACATTATCGTTGAATAGCATATTATATTTTTCAAAATAATCTTTGCGCGACACACGCAAATGTTTCCTTTCTCGTTTCTGTATCGTATCAAGTATTCTATCCCGAAGTTGAGTATTTAATGGTAGATTTTTCATAGATGCATAGGTTTTACACTGTCGATGAAATATATCATAATTGATGAAGTTCTGACTACATGAGTTTATATAAGATATTACTTCAACGGGGAACTTGGCTAGTTCCGCTATCTGTTGAGGCGAAAGTTTAATCCTTATTTTATCAATCTCGCTAAATACACTACCCACTTTGCTTCCTTATATTATTCCATCTTTAATTGTTCCTTAAATTTTTCCTTCAAGAGATATCGTTCACACATTGTGACTCGTTCTTTTAGGGTGCGTCCTGATTTGAGTAACATGTCAAATTTATCTTGTGGTATGCGTTCTGCCATATCAGAGAGTTTTGATAAACAATCTTCTTCCATGGGTTTTAACATATTATTGTCAGGCTCTCTGGTTGCTTTAGCTTCACTTAAAACCTCCTCTAGCTCACAAGGTTTGTGTTTTAATCTTGAATCCATAACTTCACCTATAGATCTAAATCCACCTGGACGTGTTGGTTCTTCTTTCTTTGAATTGCCATCCCAAGGTCTGTGATATTCTGCATTAAAGTTTTTTTTGCATTTCATCTTTTTAATTTTCCTCTTGAGGGATGGAAACAAAAGCTGTCCAATAGAGAATGAAAGCTTAATAATATTGGGCAACAATTGCTTAAGTAGGTCTTTTATTCTTGGTTGTCTAAATATATCTGCAATAAGATATATACACGTATCATAGGTTCTATGTATTTTTGCGATTAAGCCAAGAGAATTGAGTTTAGAGATCACTCTATTGATTTGACGTCTTGTCAAGTTTAACCAGGTCCCTATTTTTGTCTGGGATACGTACACCTTGGTATATGAAGAAGAAAGTGAGAACAGAATATTAAGAACTGAGAGTTCGGTTTCTGTTAAAGCAGATGCACTCAATAGAGGATCTCTCACAAAAGAATCATCTAAAGGTAAAATCTTTGTATATTTATGATATAACGAGGATTTTTCTATCATATTCATAATTTATCCCATAGAGCAGAAGAGGAGCAAATACAAAAGAAGAAAACTCCCCTTCCGCTGGCAATGAAAAACTCAAGTAACAACATTATAGCACCGATTCTACGCCAATGCAAGAAATATTCTGTTGTTCTTCAAAATTTTTTTGTGATTCTGATTTGATATTGGCAGCCATAGTTTCTTCTGCGCGTTGTATATAAAAATTTATTTGGTGTGTTATATCTGGTCGATTTATGAAGCATACTGATAAATACTTTAAACCCTTAATATTTAGATTTGGACTCTTTAACGCTTCCTTAAAGGTTTGGAGGGGATCACGCATACTCCCATCTGGCTGTAAATATAAAAGTTTGTCTTTAAGTCCTGCGAGATCTTTCTTGTTTCTTTCAAGGTGCTCTTCGATTTTCAACACAAGTCTCATGGAGAATTTTTCGTTTGCTGATGAGACAAAAGCGTTTATGTCAAAATTATCTGCAAGACTCCAGTCTGGATATTTTTTTTGCAGCTCGCAAAATCTCAGAGCTATGGCATACAAGGTATTAACCTTATTACAAGGAATGTATCGTTGTATTTTTTCGAAATCTCTATTTGCTTTAAATAATATTGATTTAGGTATAGTTTTTAACAGTTGTCGACCGTTTGGTGTTAACCTGAAAAATCGAAGTTGATCGAATATATCCAACATTATGATTCCTTTCCAAACATGTTTACTTTTAGTATACCATAAGAGCGTGGCTTGTCAACACAGGTTTAACTCTCATCCAAGAGCCATATTTCAACAGAGAGGGAAGAATTCTAGCATCGGCGAGTGCTTGGTCGCGTTATTTCATTTGGGCGCTTAGGATTGAAATATGGCGCGTACACAAGAGCAAATTATACACACAACAACCCTCCTCACGGTAATAGAAATATATACATCGAAGCAAATGTCTCACAAATACCCCTCTTTTAGGGCCTATTTAAATCATTCTCACTTCCGGGATGCGCTGCCACGACAAGGGAGATCCTTTTACCTCTGGTGACTCGGCAGAACCAATTTTTCCAATCGGGAAAAATGGTTAATAGGTGTAAGTTTCTCGAGAGTTTACGACACGCCTTGCACATTTCCCCTGCGCGTACGCGCGCGCGCAAAGTATCTTCTTTCTCAATTCCATATAGTTACATATATAAAATGAGTATAACCTTCGGTATGAGTATATCTCTTTACAATCCGTTACTATATCTAAGTGAGTATCTCTAAGAAATATATATATAAATAACTAAGAGATATATAGTGAGACATCTATGGGAATAGCCCCTCTGGGAGCAACTCTCTAGAGTCGTAAAATTTATTGTATTTTTTTACAAAAAAACTTGACTCTTATTCTACTGCGTGTTATAGTATTAGTGTTGAAAGTGAGAAGTCCCTAAAAAACAAAGGAAGACGATGATAAAGATAGAAGAAATCAAAAACCAAATACAAGCATACGACAAACTTATTGAAGAACTTGTTGAAGCAAACGCACCAGACAAAGTAATCGGCAAATTAGAGATTAAGAGACAAAAGCTTGTTGAACGATGCAACAAGCTTGAAGCAAACAACAGCACCAAGGAGGATCCATATGCAAAGATCGCTAAAGGCCAATCGCTACCAATACCTCAAGAAGATCCATATGCTGGACAAATAAATCAAAGAAGAGATGTATTTGCGGATAAATCAATAGAGATTGAAAAACTCAACAGAGCTATAGAGATATATGATGACATGATTCTGAAGATAGGCCTAAACAATCCAGAAGATGTTGCAATCAATGAGATCAAAAATAAAAGATCTTCTCTTGCAAGAAGAGTTGATATCCTTGTTTCCGAAACCAATGAAGTTGAATACAAACAATCTGCTTACGAAGTAATAAAAAAAATAAATAAACTCGATACCATAAACGACAAAATACACGATATTAGAATAGTCATCAGAAGGACAACCAAAAACTTATTCAAGATTATCACATCTCCAGACTATACAGCTGAAGACATGCCTCCAGAAGTCAATGAACTTTTAATTCTAAAGCAACACAAAAGACGACTAGAAGAGCAAGAACAACAAATACTAAACTCAATAAGTAAATTCTTCAAAGAAAGGTTAATAATTTAAGAATAAAGCTTGACGCAGGATCAACTAGATGCTATAATGTTATTAGTAATTGAGGGATAACTAAAACTTTAAGGGAAACGATTATGGAAAAGAAAGAATTAATAGAACTGATCAATATGATTGTAGATGCAAGACGTAAAGAGGTTGCTGAACAAAAAATTAAACCTATGAGCGATAGTATAGATCAACTTGCACCAGCTTTGTCAAAGCTACAGGCAGCCGTCAAGACTGTCATGCCAAATAGAATCAATGAATATTCTAAGTGCACATATGCTGATTTAGTTGTAATACTAGAAGAAGCAAGGCCATTATTTGATGAGTTTGGATTTAGCGTAGTACCAGTAGAAGATGACTACGACGGAATAAAATATTTAAGAACCATGCTAATACACAGCAGTGGCCAATATATTTCTTCACTTGTAGAGATGATAATTCAAGACACAGAAAAAAATAAAAGATTAACTCCAATCCAAGCATATGGATCAGCTCTCTCTTACCACAAGCGATACTCAATAGCAAATATGCTCGGCATCACTGTAAGCAAAGACCCTAACGACGACGATGGGCAGCCAGGGGGCACACAAGGACAAACACAGGCAAACAAAAATAACAAAGATGATATGAACACACCAAAAAAAGAAATCTTCCTCTCTGAGGGAGAAATAAAATTTATTAATGATAGGGTTAGGGGATATGAGGACGTAAAGAAAAAATTATTAACTACTCTACGCAAACCAAGCCTCGATAAATGCAACAAGAGTATGTTTGACATTATTGTTGAGTTTGTAGATAGCCACATACAGGCTAAAAAAAATAATCGTCTACCTTAACTGCTACAGTTTTTTCTTAGCTCATTAGGAGAACAGTGAACAAGGAAACCTTAGACACAACCCCTACTTTTACAGTTATAGACAAAGACCACAAGATACAAAAGCAAGTAGATGAACTTAAAGAAATGCTTGAAAGCCAAAATAAGCAAATACCTTTAATATATTGCAGAGCAATGTTTGCAGGGCGCGAGGAAAAGATTATTGGATTCGCCCTGGACTGCCTTAAGGCCTATTTATTAAAACAATTAGTTTCGCGTGAGAGCCAACTATAAAAAGAGAACTATTACAGTTCTTTCTTAGCTCAAAAGAATCTGTTTTCCTTTCTTAGAATAGCCCCCTTAGATGGGGGCCTTATATTTACTTTGATCGATCTCTCACGATATGTTTAATAAAAATCTTTTATTTAACATACTAATGATATTGAAAGCCAACCGCGTGGCGCAGATGCGCCAACAGTTTGAACATCTACAACTTTTGTGCCACCTGATACCGTTACAGTTGTTGTAACCGTATCTGATGCGTCAAGGTCTGCTAATACTGATAGTGGATTCGAACTTTGACCACTAACGTTTGACGATATAGATCGAGCATTACACACAGCGCCCTCACAAGTTCTATTACTTGTAACTATTTGTATGTTTTGTGCTGTAAAAGCCGTTGTATCAACATCATTTAACCACACACAAAGCGATATGCGATATCTACCGGTTACTGGTGCTATCCATGTTCCCGTTCCCGTATTAAAATCTGAATTCTGATCAAATATTTCATCATCCCATATTATTGTATATGTCGAGCCATCACCCGTTACCGAATTAGCGGCTACAGCCATTACAACTGTAGTAGCTGGTTGCAACGGCATAATCCTACATCCAGTAGAATCTGTAATAAAAGTATCTGTAGTTCCCAACACTCCAGAAGCACTTATTTTAAAGCTATCTGAATCCGTATCATCCACCCCAATGGCAAACTTGCTGGAAGTATTTATTTCTAGCTTCACAACACTATCACCGGACGCTCCAGGATCAAATGTAAGTGAGCCAGTAGAATTATTTATACTATTAATCTTGGCCATCTACACCTCCAAGTTTCCAGACCACCACGTTTGAGGATCACTGGAGCCATTAGACTCTACATCTACAGTCTGAGTTGAGCCAACAACCTGTATCGCTAGGACTGCTGTATCAGAAGCGTCCATGTCTGCAAGCACACTCATATAGCAAGAATATTCGTCAGCGCTACTTCTAGATCCGCCTGGATTGTTTTGGATGAGATAAGTCCTATTGCTTGTTTCAAGCCTGAATGAATTATTGTTATGCGTTGAAGTAAGATCTCCCAAAAGCATAGACGCCTCAAAACGGTATCGCCCTGTTACGGGTGCGGTAAATGTAGTTCCTGAAAAATCACTGTTTTGATCAAATATTTCGGAATCCCAAGACGCTGTATATTTAACGTTGTTCCCAGTTACATTGCTTTTTGTACTCGTTAATATAACAAGAAACGCTGACTGTAATGGCATAGTTCGCTCACCTGCGCTACTCATGATAAATGTATCATTGGTACCCAACGCGCTTCCTTGGCTGATGCGAAAAGAATCGTCTGTATCATCGACGCCTATGCGAAACTTACCAGTACCAATATTGAACTGAACAAAGCTATCTCCACTAGCGCCGGGATCAACAGTTAACTCACTTGTCTTATTGTTTATACTATTAACTATAGCCATGGCTACTCCTAGTCTTTGCGAGCCTTCGACTTCTTATTTTTACGATTAAGCTTACTTTTGTCCTCTGGCGTAAAATCTATATCAATTCCAGTCTGATTCTTAATTATCTTTTCAGCTATCTGCTCCACCGCGCTATCTTTCTTCTTAAAGATAAGATGGGAAACTGAACCAACAATTATTGATACGCCTAAAATTATTCCACTAATCAAACCTAAATGCATAATATTCTCCTATTATTTATAATTCTGAAGCCTCTAAGTCTCTTGCACTGCGATCTTTATAGTCAGGCTGCTCAAATATTAATTGCGCAAACGCATCTTTATCCGTTGGTATAGTTGTTATGCCACGAGCTAACAACTTTGGTTCCCATTCTTTTTTTATCCTTGCAAAACAGGCATTATATTTATAATTTATGATACTAAATAACGCAGACTTCAGCGTGTCGTCAAGCTTGTCGCGAAATATGCTATCCTTTAGCACTGTCTTATTATGTTCAGATACTGTAAAAATCTCATTATTATCAACTGATACCTTCATGGTTACTCCTCTACCTGCACGGTCTTAGTTTCACGATCATACTTATCTTTATAATCTTGTTGCGAAGTTACCAAGTTAACAAATGCTTCGCTTTCCAATGGCATCTGCGCAACACGCTCACTCAAAATTGGCTCCCAGTCACGCTTCATCTTTGTGAGCCCTTGCTTGTACCTATGCATAATTACATACTCAAGCCTACGCTTAATATCATCTTCAAACTCATCTGACTTAATGTCATTCTTAATTACTTGCTTCTGTGTTTCCGTGAGAGTAAATAACTCTTGATCGTCTACTGAAATCTTCATAATACTCCTATATTACGTAAATATAAATGATCCGTTCGTATATAATACTGCAAAATCTGTATTCGCAATGACACACTTGAACGAGATAACAGTATAGTCTGACTCTCCTGACGATATTCCGCCAGTAACACCCCTGGTTGTTGATGTGCCTAAGTTATGTATAGCTTGTCCAGCATTTTGTGTTATATCCAAACTGCCATCAGTGTCATTTACAATTGTAATAACACTTCCAATTGGCGCTACCGCAGGCAACAAAAATTCATTATCACCCGCATAGCTCATTGTATATTCTGTATCTGGATCCATTGTCACACTTGCAGTCGTAACATGTACTCTCTTAAAATTAGCACCATTAATTACAGTCGACATATCAACTCCTAAACAACATTAATATTGCCCTTTGCACCAGGTCCAACAGTCCATACAGTATTAGCAGTAGTGCATACCAACTCAATTGCGTCATGATCATCCGTAGACTCTAAATATCCACCTGTACCAGTCGTGGTAACTGTAGATTCATCCCAACGGATAGTCTCACCTGCGTTCTGTGCTATCTTCCAACCTCCTGCACCTTTACCCATAACTTTAACAACTGAGCCAAATGCGGCAGTATCTGGAAGCGTTATCGTGACTTGTGATGCGTTATTAGCAACATAGCCATTATTCACAGCAGCAGCCTGAGAGGTTCCTGTAACCTCGTTCCAAATAATACCACCTACAGCTTGAAAAGTTGGCAATGCGCCAGCCCCATTTGATGTCAATACTTGGCCAGCAGTTCCAACACTAGCTATAGACTGTAGTGGATTTGTGGTTGTAGTACCTCCACAAAGCACAGCATACGCGGTTGTAGTTGAAACTCCAGTTCCACCATTAGCTACAGCCACCGGACTATCTAAATTCACTGTCACTGTAGAACCAGCAGCCGCACTTGTAATACCCGTTCCTCCTGCAATCGTAAATACAGCCGAGGCAGCCTGAGCCGTTCCGCTATCTCCTGCAAGAGTAAGGTCGTCTATTGTCTCTAATGCTGATTGAACCGTTGTGTCAGCTGCACTCAATATATGATCAAAGTTCGTTGTATCTGTAAGCACCAATGAGGCAGTGGTTGCAGTTACACCAGAAAAACTAGATCTAAGAGTTTCTTTTGCAATAACCACTTGCACTATAGATGCTGTTGACTCTTCATAAACTATATAACCAAGCTGAGCCACTTCTAATTGTGCAAGTTCTCCTGTCGCTGTAGGTATAGAATCGTTAGCAATAGCAGTATCAGCTTGAGCCAAATTATTATATTCAGCATCACCCATAATAGAGAAATATGTTGGTGTTGCTGAAGCAATATCATCCTTGCATACATATAACCTATTAACAGTATATTTATTGGTTCCTATAGCTGTTGGAGTACCTGCATTATTCCAAGTACCATCAAATGTATCACTTTGAGCATTACGTGCCCATTTGCCTGAACCAAGTGTATAATATTGTTCAAATACAACAGCAACTCCGCCACTATCAGGTATGATTGTTTCAAGCCCGTGATCCTCAAGTTGGTCTGCTCCTGAAATTTCTATCTTCTGAGTTCCGTTAATCGTAATATTCGCACCGCCTTGCATGTCTGATATAACAGAACCAACAGTGTCATGAGCCCAGACTGATGTGCTCCAAGGGAACTGATATGGATGATTTTCTTTTACTGTAACCTGAATATTTGTAGGCGCGGTTGAGTCTCTCAGGCACTCAAATAAAACAATGTTATTTGCAAACAGCGATTCTGAATAGGTCGTTGTTTTTTGTATAGTTCCCGTACCATCTATATAAATATAATAAGTATTACCCGCAGTCATACCAGTAACAGATTGTGGCGCCGTCCATGATATAGGTTTCCCACCAATATACCCCGTACCTGATTGAGACAATGTAAAGTCGCCAAGTACTGTGTCGTCAAAATACGGAGCCCCACCATCCCAAGCTTCAAAGCCTGTCATTATACCAAATCCGGCGCTAGAGCCAAGCTCTCCATTGGCATCAATGATTACTGCTTGTGTTGCACCTGCTGGAGTAACTCCATGTATGCCAGCTATAAAACAATTATTTTGTTGTCCTGGTCCTGTACCTGTAGTTCCTAAGCGGATCTTATTGTTGTCGCCAACGGTTCCAAGATTCCCGATAATAATATTGTCGGACTCTGATCCAGCAAGCAGGGATCCAGCTTCATCACCCATGGCAATATTATCTGCCCCATCTGTGATATTGCCGAGCGAGTCAAAACCCACAGAAACATTCCGCTCTCCGTCAGTAAGATTAGTACACGCAAAAGCTCCCAGAGCGACCGAGTAATTTGCATTATTGATATTCAATAACGATCGAAAACCAAGACCAGTATTATACTGTCCTGTGTTGAGTGAGCCGCCAGTCGTGTCTCCAAGAAATGTATTCCCCGTTCCAAGTGCTTGCAGAAAAATTTGGCCACCAACTCTAAATGTGCCCTCAGTAAATGCCGCATTGGTTGCAGGCATACTAAAGTTACCGCCAGTTGTCACCGTGCCTGGAAATGATGGAGTAATTAAACTAAGATCTTGATCGCACATAGTAATTGTTCTAGTGTTACCTGTAGTTATCTGATCAGCTTGAAAAGCTATCTCTCTTGTATTATCACCATCATCTAATATTCTAAAAACATCATCTTCAAACGTTGGGCCGATACCACTTCCAGCTGCGTTTATTGTTATAGATCCTGCACCATTAACTATCCCAATGTTTGTTCCAGCGGTAAGAGTTGCAAGCACAGTCGGAGCTGCGGTTGATCCGATTGGGATTTGTCCGTCTGTTGCAACTGCGAGTGAATTAAGAACTCCGCCTGCAGCACCAATTACTAAAGCATTAGGAGTTGCACCTGTTATTTCTCCAGGATTTGTAATGTCGAGAGGCAGCCCTAAAGCTGTCGCGGCAGTTATACATATCTGTGACATATTTACTCCTATACTTTATATCCAATAGATACAACCACAGATCCGCTCGTAGGGGCGTCTCCAGCTGTAAATCGCTTTACATAAAAAGTTGTCTCTTTGGGGATTGCTATACCATTGGTTGTGCTATCGACTATTAAATGTCCTCCAGGAGGTATAGCTAGATGGTCGGTTGCCCCATCAAAACTAATATATACAGGTTTATCCGTGAAATTATTGATAATATAAATGCGCGGAGGATGATCTATAGGTGTACCTACTGCACTATAAGCATCAAGAATTGCACCAAAGGCAGCTGTTCTTGCAGCTTCCCACCATCCTCGCTGAGGCGCGATATAACTATATCCACTCATATCAATTCCTTATATTAAAAGAGGGAGCTTTCTCCCTCTTTTCTATTTACCAAGTTTTTATGCTATTATCCAGAATGTTAATATTACATCGCCATTAAGAGCTGCCGCACCTAAATTCTGATATGTCACGGTAAATGATCCTGCTGCAGGAACAACTCTTGTTACCGTACATTGAGCATCATTTGCGCCTTTATTAGCAATTGTACATATGATAGCTGAGTTAATAGTACACACACTATTTGTAACTGTAAGCACCTGAGATGCCGCTGCTGCAGTAGTTAAGCCAGTAAATGTTCCAACACCTGCATTAGCATTAATTGTAACTGCTGCCGCTGCCTGTGTATCAGTAACTGGTGTCATTGTTACAATACCAGCTGCATCTAAGCTTATACCTCCAGTTCCAGCCTGCAAGGTAGTTGAGCTTGTTGTATTTGTGCTGCCTGCGGTTAAATCACGTACGGCAGCTCCTGTGCAAATATTAACAGCAAATGCATTTGCTCCAGTTCCTATATTTATAACGCCACCTGTAGAATCCGCTGCTATAGTTCCAGTAGACGTTAATGATGTGCCACCAGATCCACTTTGAAGTAGCAAATCACTTGTTGTATTGGTTGACCCTATGGTTGTAGTATGAGCATTTGCACTAGCCCCAAAAGATGCGCCTCCTGTTCCACAATCAACTACTGATGCGCTTGCACCTGTAGAAGATCCTACAGTTACCGTTCTTATTCCTGCAACACCAACATTAACTGCAAAATCATCTGCATCATTTCCTATTCCAATTATTCCAGCAGAAGAATTGATCTCAACAACTCCATCTCCATCAATAAGTACAGTGTCATCTGAATTAAGAATAATATCGCCTGTACCAGTAGTTGCAACAGCAAAACTTCCTGTACCAGTATTTACGGCAACCCCTGTTGCTCCTGTTACATTACCTATAGTTATTGTTCTTGCTCCTGCA